TAAACTACCTTCATTTAGAGCCATGACAGATTTGGCATTAGAGGATGAACGGGTAAAAGAGCAGTTTGCTGAAGAAAGAAAGGCTCAGGCAGAAAAAGAGTTTGTTGATGAAGATTGGGAAAAGCAGCTGGAGCTTGACAAGACAGGATCAGTTAAAAATACCCTTAGAAACTTGATTTTAATACTCGAAAATGATCCAAACCTGAAAAGCATTGTGTTTAATCAGCTATCAGATAGTCTCGAAATAAAAGGTGATGTTCCTTGGCCGCATCCATCAAAGTTCTGGAGAGATGCAGACGATGCTCAGTTGATTAGTTACATCGACACCCATTACGGAACCTTTTCTGCAAGAAACTATGATGTGGCGGTAGCAAAGGTAGCTGACGACCGATCTTATCATCCTATTCGTGAGTTTATTGATGCACTCCCTGAATGGGATAAGGTACCGCGAGTAGATACCCTGCTCATCGATTATCTAGGTGCATCAGATAACTCTTATGTTCGGGCTGTAACAAGAAAAACTTTATGTGCAGCTATCTCTCGTGTGCTAACTCCTGGTATCAAATTCGATTCCATGTTGGTTCTTAATGGCCCGCAGGGAGTTGGAAAAAGCACTCTCATAGCCAAGTTGGGTGGAGACTGGTTTTCAGATAGTTTGAGCTTGTCAGATACCAAGGATAAGACCGCCGCAGAAAAGTTACAAGGTTACTGGATTTTAGAAATTGGAGAGCTGGCTGGACTAAAAAAAGCAGAAGTAGAAACACTTAGAAGCTTCTTATCTCGCCAGAATGATATTTATCGAGCTAGCTTTGGCAAGAGAGCTACTCCTCACTTAAGACAATGTGTCTTTTTTGGCACCACTAATGCTGAAAAAGGCTATTTACGGGATACCACAGGAAACCGTCGTTTTTGGCCGGTAAAGACCCCGGGAAATGGTACAAAAAAGTCATGGCAGTTAGAGCAGGATGAAATTCTGCAGATATGGGCTGAGGCTCTTACCTATGTAAAGGCTGGAGAGAAATTGTACCTTGATGCTAGCCTTGAAAAGCTTGCAAAAGAAGAACAGCGAGAAGCTATGGAGTCCGATGAGCGAGAAGGTTTGGTTAGAGAGTACCTTGATATGCTTTTACCTGAGGATTGGGACACCATGGATCTATATGAACGTCGAGCCTATATCAACGGGACTGAGTTTGGTGAAAGCCAAAGGGTTGGTGTTTGGAAACGAAAATCGGTTTCTAATATGGAAATCTGGTGTGAGTGCTTTGGCAAAGATCGAGCCAATCTCCGAAGAATGGATGGCAATGAGATATCTGCAATTATGGCAAGTATCGGAGGCTGGACTGGACTCGTGAAAAAAGAACGTATCCCGCTTTATGGACCACAATGGGTTTATGTTCCCAAAACATAATTTAGTTTGGAACACATGGAACAATTTTTTCTCGGGAACAGATTTCACCTGTTCCGGTGAAACAAAAACGGTCTTTTGGTACACCTCATCGGAACAGGCGGCAGCCCCTTGTAAAGTAGGCTACTTTATAACTTATGTTCCATTGTTCCAAAAATAATTATTAAAAATAATCCTAAAGACAAAAAGAAGAAATTACCTGCAGACGCGTATATACGCGCGTATAGAGACTTTTTGGATTTAGGGAACATGGAGGCTATATGAGAGAAAAATGGATTGAACAACAACTGGTAAAAGCAGTAAAAGATATAGGCGGCATTGCACTGAAGATTGCATCACCAGGTTTTGATGGAATGCCAGACAGATTGATTCTTTTGCCGGATAAAAAAATAGCTTTTGTGGAGGTAAAAGCTCCAGGTAAAACCTTAAGGCCTCTACAGGAAAAGCGAAAAAGACAGTTAGAATCACTTGGATTTTTGGTATTCTGCCTGGATCACATAGAACAGATTGGAGGGATACTTCATGAAATACAAGCCTCATGAATATCAGGTTTATGCCACTGAGTATATCCTCACCCATCCCATAGCAGCAGTGCTTTTAGATATGGGATTAGGTAAGAGTGTCATTACCTTAACTGCCATCTTTGATTTAACACTGGATAGTTTTCTTGTTCGTAAGGTTCTGGTCATTGCACCTCTTCGAGTAGCCAGAGATACATGGCCTGCAGAGCTTGAAAAGTGGGATCACCTAAAAGGTCTTAAATACACCGTAGCAGTTGGCTCTGAGGTACAGAGGAAAACAGCCCTTATGAAAAGAGCTCAGGTATACATCATCAATCGAGAAAATGTCGAATGGCTAATTTCTAGAAGTGCCATACCCTTTGATTTTGACATGGTAGTAATCGATGAGCTGTCATCCTTCAAATCCCATCAAGCCAAGAGATTTAAAAGTTTAATGAAAGTTAGGCCAAAGATTAAAAGGATCGTAGGGCTTACCGGAACGCCATCATCCAATGGACTGATGGATTTATGGGCTGAGTATCGCCTGCTGGATATGGGACAGCGATTGGGCAGGTTTATTGGCAGATATCGAGAGGACTTTTTCGTACCAGATAAACGCAATCAGCAAGTGATCTTCTCCTACAAACCAAAACCGGGAGCAGAAGAAGCTATTTATAGGCTCATATCTGACATCACTATTAGCATGAAAGGGACAGACTACCTGAAGTTGCCGGAGTTGGTTATAAACGAAGTAGATGTAAAGCTTTCTGAAAAAGAAATGGAAATCCTTGACATTATGAAGCGTGATTTAATTACAACTGTTAAAGGTGAGGAAATTACTGCAGCCAATGCAGCAGCTCTTTCAGGAAAGCTCCTGCAGATGGCAAACGGAGCAGTCTATGATGATCAAGGTGTAGTTATTCATATACATGACCGTAAGCTGGATGCACTGGAAGACTTAATCGAAGCTGCTAATGGCAAGCCAGTTCTAATTGCTTATTGGTTTAAACATGATTTATCACGAATACAAAAGCGCTTTGAAGTTGAGGTATTATCCACTAGCGATTCTATTAAAAGGTGGAATGATGGAGAAATCCCCATTGCAGTCATCCATCCAGCATCAGCAGGCCATGGACTGAACTTGCAAGCTGGAGGTTCAACTCTTGTATGGTTTGGCCTGACTTGGAGCTTGGAGCTTTACCAGCAAACCAATGCCCGTCTTTGGCGTCAAGGACAAAATGAAACGGTAGTGATCCATCACCTGATTGCCAAAGGCACCATTGATGAGCGTGTAATGAAAGCCCTAAATGATAAAAACAATACTCAATCCGCACTGATAGATGCGGTAAAAGCAACACTAAAGGAGGTCTGATACGATGAACATTGTCTGGCAGTATTTAGATAAAAGAGCAGCGGCAATTAATGCCTTAAAAGATTACAGCAGCATGAAGTACATCATAGAACATACCGATGAGGACATTGCAACCCTCAACGAAGAAATGAGTTCCCCAGCTTCTCCAGTTATCAATGGCATGCCATCGACCCATGATCCAAAAGCAGGAGAGAAAAGGCTCATTGCCTGCATCAATGAAATTGATGTATTGAAAGAACGTTATCGTCAAGCACTGGAATACATGGACTGGTTTCAACCGGCATGGGATGCTTTAACAGAAGATGAGCAGTATGTGTTAAAGGAGTTTTATTTGGATGATGAACAAAAGCAGATTGATGCAGTGTATAACATTTGTGATCACTTCAATATTGAACGTTCTTCTGCATACAACAAAAAGAATCGAGCGCTTCAGCATCTTGCGCTACTACTCTATGGAAAGTAATGAGTAATATCATGGACGATTTTATTAGAAATCCATAATACAATGGTATTGTGAAAAATTGTAGAGAGCCTTCGTGGAAATACCGCGGGGGCTTTCTGCATGTCCAAAGGAGGTACGAAATGCCAAAGAAACCAAAACGACCATGTTCTTCTCCTGGTTGTCCGGAACTGACAGATGGACGTTTTTGTCCGGAGCATGCCAAAAAGGAAGCTTCTCGTTATGAAAAATATCATAGAGATCATGAAACGAGGAAGCGTTACGGTCGTGCATGGAAAAGAATACGTGACCGTTACATTGCAGTCCATCCACTATGTGAAGAGTGTAAAAGACAAGGAAAGCTGACACCAGCAACTGAAGTGCATCATATCCTCCCCTTGGCACGAGGTGGGACACACGATGAAAGCAACCTAATGGCTCTTTGTACTCCTTGTCACTCTGCTATCACAGCAAGAGATGGAGACCGTTGGCCATCCCGGTAGGGGGGAGTCAAGTCTCTACAGCTTTTTAAACGGTCAACGGGCGTGGGGCTTCGTGCAAAAAGGCGCAGTTTCAAACGGGGTAATACCCCCTTAATAAGAAATGAGGTGAGTTAATGGCCAAAGATGGTACAAATCGAGGTGGTGCCCGTATTGGATCTGGTCAGAAAAAGAAAGCACTTATAGATAAAATTGCTCAGGGAAATCCCGGAAAAAGAAAACTGGAAGTTATTGAATTTAAAAATACCGCAGAACTTCAAGGGCAGGAGATGCCACAGCCAAGGGCTATGCTTTCAGCAGTGCAAAAGGACGGAAAAACTCTGGTAGCTAGTGAAATCTACGAGATCACATGGAAATGGCTTGAGGAGCGAGGGTGTGCACATCTAGTTCTACCACAGCTATTAGAACGCTATGCAATGAGTGCTGCCAGGTGGATTCAATGTGAGGAAGCGATAACTGAGTTTGGTTTTCTTGCTAAGCATCCAACCACCGGCAATGCCATCCAAAGCCCATACGTTTCCATGAGTCATAACTTTATGAGCCAGACCAATAGGCTCTGGATGGAAATATATCAGATTGTTCGTGAAAACTGTGCGACAGAGTATTCAGGCACAAACCCACAGGATGATGTGATGGAGCGACTGTTGACTGCCCGTAGAGGCAAATAAGGATAAGGAGATGTGTAATGAGTAAGAGATATTTAACAGCAGAAAGTGTATGTGCAGGGCATCCTGATAAACTGTGCGATATTATTGCTGACAGCATTTTGGAAGCATGTCTTAGAAAAGATAAGGCCTCACGCGTAGCTTGTGAGGTTATGGCTACTAAAGGAAAAATTATCGTGGCGGGCGAGATCTCCTGCAGCGAGAAAATCGATATCAGATACATTGTCAGGAATGTATTAAAACAAGTGGGTTATAATCCTTTGAAATTTTTGATTTATGTATATGTACACAATCAAAGTCCTGATATTGCAGCTGGTGTAAATACTGCACTGGAAGCACGAAATGGTGTAAACGAACAATATGGTTCTGTCGGTGCCGGAGATCAAGGGACCATGTATGGGTATGCCACAATAGAAACTAGAGAAATGCTTCCCTTACCTCTTGTACTATCCCATCGAATCGTAAAGAGACTGGATGAGGCTCGAAAAGGTAAGCTCATTAAAGGTATTCTCCCCGACGGAAAAGCTCAGGTGACGATTGAATATGATGATGATACTCCAGTAAGAGTAAAGACCATTGTGGTGTCGGCGCAGCATGAAAAGAATAAGACCCAGGAAGAGCTCAAGCAGGATATTCTAAACAATGTATTGTGGCAGTGTTTTGAGGACTTTCCTTTTGATGATGAAACAGAAATTCTTATCAATCCGTCTGGTCAGTTTGTTTTAGGAGGACCCGCTGCAGATACTGGACTAACCGGTAGAAAAATCATGGTAGATACTTATGGCGGTCTTGCATCCCATAGAGGTGGAGCACTTTGTGGGAAAGATCCCACAAAAGTTGACCGAAGCGGTGCTTATATGGCTCGGTATATTGCTAAACATATTGTATGGTGTGATTTTGCCAAAAAATGTGAAGTGAGTATTTCTTATGCTATCGGTAAAGCGAATCCAGTTGCCTTTACTATAAACACATTTGGAACCGGAACAGTTCCTGATGAGATTTTAGCCCTTGCAGCTCAGGAGGTTTTTAACCTTAGACCAGCAGCAATTATTGAAAAGCTGCATCTAAGAAATATCCTCTACTCGGATACAGCGGTTTACGGGCATTTTAACAGCTACCTGTTTCCTTGGGAGGATGTTAATAGATACAGCAAGTTAAGGGAGGTGGTGGAAAAGTATGCTAATAGAGAAGATTAAAACGAAGCTACTAATCCCTGCTGATTATAATCCTAGAAAGGACTTAAAGCCAGGAGATCCAGAATATGAGAAACTTAAACGCTCTCTTGAGGAGTTTGGATATGTCGAACCGGTTATTTGGAATAAGACCACAGGCAGAGTCATCGGAGGTCATCAGCGTTTGAAGATCCTGCTGAGTATGGGCATGGATGAGATAGAATGCGTGGTTGTTGAAATGGATGAGGATAAGGAAAAGGCTCTCAATATCGCATTAAATAAAATAAGTGGCGATTGGGATAAGGAAAAACTGGCACTTCTCATCACAGACTTAAACGCCGCAGACTTTGATGTATCTCTCACAGGTTTTGACCCCGGAGAGCTGGATGATCTTTTCAAGGATACGTTGAAAGACAAAATAAGAGAAGATGATTTCGATGTGGACAGCGAGCTGAGTAAGCCCGTTGTTTCGTGTTTAGGAGACATTTGGCTTCTTGGACGACATCGTCTGGTGTGCGGGGACAGTACAAAGAAAGACACATTTGATGTCTTGATGGAAGGTAAAGTAGCGAACTTGGTTATTACCGATCCTCCATATAATGTGAACTACGAAGGAACAGCAGGTAAGATCAAGAATGACAACATGACAAAGGATGCATTTTATCAATTTTTATTAGATGCCTTTAAGAATACCGAATCAGCACTGGCATCAGATGGAAGCATTTATGTATTCCATGCTGATACAGAAGGTCTTAATTTTAGAAAAGCTTTTGCTGATGCAGGCTTTTATCTTTCCGGTACTTGCATTTGGAAGAAGCAGTCCCTTGTTCTTGGTCGCTCTCCCTATCAGTGGCAGCATGAACCGGTGCTCTTCGGTTGGAAGAAGAAAGGAAAGCATCTCTGGTATTCTGACCGTAAGCAGTCAACCATCTGGGAGTTTGATAAACCGAAGAAGAATGCGGATCATCCAACGATGAAGCCCATTACATTAGTTGCTTACCCCATTATGAATTCTAGCCTCACCAACAGTATCATACTTGATCCTTTTGGTGGTTCTGGTTCAACGCTGATTGCCTGTGAGCAGACTGATAGAATTTGTTATACCATCGAGTTGGATGAAAAGTACTGCGATGTTATTGTAAAGCGCTATATTGAACAGGTAGGAACGGAGACTGATGTATATCTCATTCGTGATAATGCAAAGATTCCTTATAGCTCACTAGCTCAATCTTCTGAAGAT